ACTCAATAGATGAAATGCAAACTCTAAGCAATAAGTATGGCGGCAAATTTGATGATGATGTAATTAATCAAACAGCTTTTACAATAGAGCTAGATAAAATGTTTGGCACAGAGGCTCCCACTAGCTTCGCTGGTCAAATTGGTGAAGCTGTCGGGCAGTCTCAAAGCAGAGTAGGCGCAGCGGCAAATGTTGCAAGGGCAACGGCTAGAAGAGCCGCAGATGCAGCTCTGGGCAGGGACGAGCAATCCCAAATTAGGGCAATGAGAGAGCTTCTGCTTAGCTTCGATTAGATACAGGTAACGAATAATGGCTAGATTTGGCGAGATAAACGCACAATACTTTGATGACGCAGGCGATCCGCTAAGCAGCGGTAAGATATATTTCTACGAGACAGGTACAACTACTCTCAAAGATACCTTCAGCGACATCAACCAGACTATTGCCAACACCAATCCGGTCATCTTAACTGCGGCTGGTAGGCAACCAAACATATTCTTTAGTGGTACTGCTAAGGCAATACTGGTAGACAAGAACGATGTGCAGATACTGGTCCGTGACCCGATAGGTCAGACGGCTAGTGTATTTGGTGACGGCTGGGTAGCTACGAAGATATACAGTGCTGATGCTGTTGTATTGGGCAGTGACGGTCAATACTACCGATCTCTTGCCGCAGGTAACCAGAATAACGATCCTACGTCTACGTCAGGATACTGGACTCTTCTTTACTCAGTAGAATGGAACTCTGGCATAACCTATCAGGAAGGCGCTGTAGTCACCTATAACGGTGAGCAGTACCAGAGCCTTCAGAACACTAACCTGAACAACAACCCATCGAGCGCGACAACGTACTGGGTGCTTCTGAGTTTCGCTTGGTTATCTACGCGAACCTACGCTATCAATGAGAATGCGGTAGGCACTGATGGGATTCTGTATACCAGCTTGCAGAACAGCAACACTGGCAACATCCCGGCAAGCTCTCCTACCTACTGGGTAGGTACGTCAGCGGCGGCAGCGGCGAGTGCTACGGCGGCGGCAAGCTCAGCGACAGCAGCGGCGGCCTCTGAGACAGCAAGTGCGGCCTCGGAAACCGCAGCGGCAGCCAGTGAAGCGGCAGCGGCGACTTCCGAAGCAAATGCGGCGACTAGCGCTACAAATAGTGCAACCAGCGCAACAGCTAGTCAGACCGCACAAACTGCCGCCGAAACCGCTCAGACGGCTGCTGAGACAGCTCAGACGGCTGCCGAAACCGCGCAGACAGGAGCCGAAACGGCTGAGACAAATGCTGCTTCATCTGCCACATCAGCCAGCACCAGCGCGACTAATAGTGCAAATAGCGCCACAGCTAGTGCCGCCTCTGCTGCGGCTGCATTAACGTCTGAAAATAATGCGGCTTCTTCTGCGACTTCGGCTAGCACCAGCGCCGCAAATGCCGCGACAAGCGAGTCAAATAGCGCGGCCTCTGAGTCTGCCGCAGCGGCATCTAGCTCATCAGCATCTTCTAGCGCCTCGGCAGCAAGTGCTTCAGCCACAGCAGCGGCAGGAAGTGCCACATCTGCAGCAGCAAGCGCGACAGCAGCGGCTGCATCCTTTGATCAATTTGACGATATTTACCTCGGTGCTAAATCGTCTGCTCCGACCGTAGACAATGACGGTAACGCGCTTCAAGCAGGTGCTTTGTATTTCAACACCACATCCAACACGATGTTTGTCTACTCAGGATCGGCTTGGACTGAGGCTGGATCAGCGGTAAACGGTACTGCAGAGCGGCAGGAATACACAGCAACTTCCGGCCAGACTACCTTCAATGCCACATATGATGTGGGATTTGTTGATGTATACCTTAATGGTTCTCGACTTGTTCCTAACACTGACTTTACCGCGACAAACGGTTCACAAGTAGTATTGACCACTGGCGCAACTACAGGCGATAACATTGGTATAATTGCTTACGGCGCATTTAGCGTAGCCGATGTGTATACGCAGGCACAAAGCAATGCCCGGTTCTTGCAGATATCCAACAACCTTAGTGATGTTACTGCCTCGACGGCCAGAACCAACTTGGGCTTAGGCACAATCGCCACAGCCGCAACTGGTGACTACGCTGCAACTGCTAATAACTTGTCAGACCTTGCTAACGCTGGTACAGCAAGAACTAATCTTGGTCTAGGCACAATTTCTACAGCTGCGACTTCGGATTACGCAGCTACCGCAAACAACCTGTCTGATTTGGCTAACGCTGGAACGGCAAGAACTAATCTTGGTGTAGCAATAGGCACTGACGTTCAAGCCTATGACTCAAACTTAACTAGTTTTGTTGGGACTTTTACTTTACCAACTTCAGACGGAACGGCCAACCAAGTATTAACTACTAACGGAAGCGGAACACTATCTCTTGCGGATGCTGGTGGTGGTGCTTGGAATTTTATTAACTCGACTACAGTTTCTGGCACAGTATCTTCTATTGATATAACTTCTGGCATTGACAGCACTTATGATATGTATGTGTTGGAGCTTATAAAAGTAGAACCAGCAGCTACTGGTGGGCGGTCTATGTATTTAAGAACCTCTACTGACGGAGGTAGCACTTTTGATACAAGTGGCTATTCTTACGGGTCTGGCACAATTACTGACGCATCTGCATCTGTTGCTATTAGCTCTTCTACATCAGACTCTTTTATAAATTTATCAGATGCGGGGCTTGGCTCTAACGCAGGTGAGTTTTTGACAGGATTTATTTATTTGGTCAAACCATCAGAGGCAGCAAACTTTGTATGTTTTTGGGATTTGGCTGGATTGACTTACCCAACCTCACAAGCATTAAGAGTTTTTGGTAGCGGTCAAAGAGAAACGGCAGCCGATGTGGATGCAATTAGAATTTATATGTCTAGCGGAAATATAGTTAGTGGAACAGTCAGACTATATGGTATAGCTAATTCTTAGGAGCAAACAATGACACGTTATAAAGCAACGCCAAATGGTAATGTTCATTTTACTCCTGCAGAAGAGGCTGAATGGGATATACAGGAAGCAGAATGGGCTGCTGGCGCAGATGACAGGACAGCCGCTCAAGTCAGAGCAGAGAGAGATGAAAAACTAGCTGCTACAGATTGGAGAGCTTCTAGCGACCTAACACTGCCAACTGAATGGGCTAATTACAGACAGGCATTACGGGACATCCCTTCACAGGAAGCATTTCCTAACACGATTACTTGGCCCGATGAGCCAGAGGTATAGAGATGAGCAAATCAAGAGACATTGGCGATAGCGCCGCCACGATTAACTTTATTGATAACCTGACTTCTGATGCTCAGACTCAGCTCAATACGCTTACAGCTAACGTAGCTACTAATGCTACAGCAATATCGAATATCAATGTAACCTCTGGCAGTCAAACCAAGACATACTCCGCAGGTGAATCATCTACTATTACCTTGTCGGGTAATGTGCTGTCTCCGATTATTGGAGTAACTAAAGAAGTTGCTCAATCAGGTGTGAGTAATAACGAATGGGATGTTAATTCATCCTCGGAGAACTACACGCGATATAACACTGCTTCTGCGACTACTTTGGACTTTGTAGGGTTTGATGTGTCTGGAGCCTCTTTTACTACGAATTTTAGCGTTTCATCCCAAGACACAGACCCACAAGGTATAGCTTTTAATACAGATGGCACCAAAATGTTTATCTTGGGACAATCTGGGCAAGATGTAAACGAATATACGTTAACTACAGGCTTTGATATATCAACGGCAAGCTACTCGCAAAATTTTAGTGTTTCAGGGCAAGAGGCTAATCCAAAAGATTTAGCCTTCAACACTAATGGCACTAAGATGTTTGTTGTTGGTTATACTGGACAGGATGTCAACGAATACACATTGAGTACAGGGTTTGATGTATCTACAGCATCATTTGTAGATAGTTTTTCAGTAGCATCACAAGAGACTGAGCCACAAGGAATAGCTTTTAATAATGATGGCACCAAAATGTTCATCGTTGGTATTGATGGCATTGAGGTTAATGAATATGCGTTAAGCACAGGATTTGACGTATCCACAGCTAGTTACTCTCAAAATTTTTCAGTAAATGCTCAAGAAACACAGCCAGCAGGAATAGCTTTTAACACTGATGGCACAAAAATGTTCATTTGTGGTTTTACTGGAGATGATATTAATGAGTACACATTGACTACTGGATTTGACGTGTCTACTGCTTCTTACTCACAAAACTTGAGCGTTTCAGCACAAGAAACATCGCCAGCAGGAATAACTTTTAACACTGACGGCACTAAGATGTTTATTGTTGGTAATGCTGGAGATGAGGTAAATGAATACTCAATAGTCCCAAAAGTGGCGCTAGGCTCAGGCTCCTTCGCATCTGCTGATGTAGGTAAAACCATTGAAGCTAACAGTGGTGTGTTTATTTTAACTTCTACTGCTGGCGCTATATCTCAAACCACAGCACCAACTTCATACGCTCAAGTAGCTTCAGGCTCTTGGGAGATGTATGGCGTTGTATTTAACACGACTGATGGTGACTTGGAGCTAAGTGGTCAGGTGAAATTGGCAAACCTTTCTAGCCCTTCTCAAGTTGCTACCTTAAATCTAGCTACAGGTGGCGCAAACATAAGCGCACCTACTGGAATATTCATTAACTCTGCGGGAACTAGGTTATTTGTTACTGATGATGGGCCAAATGACGTAATACAGCTAAATCTTAGCACTGCTTTTGACATAACAACTGGAAGTTACGCAAGTAAATATCTTGGAGTCGGGAACAGGGACTCAAACCCTAGTGGACTATGGTTTAGCCCTACTGGACACAGAATGTTTATTGCGGGCAAAAACGGCAACAATCTTTTGCAGTTTAGCGCCTCGTCAGGAAATGAGTTTGAAATAGACCAATATTCATTTGACGGCAGTTTTAATATTAGTTCGCAATCTACTGATGCAAAAGGAGTCGTTTTCAATCCTGCTGGCACAACAATGATTATCGTAGATGATACAGATAACGCATTGTACCAATACACATTGTCTACAGCTTTTACCGTCAGCAGCGCAAGTTATGCAAACAAGTCTTTTAGCGTAAGCAGTCAGATAAGCTCTGCAGCATCAATGGGCATTAGCTCAGACGGGAAAAAAATATTCGTAAATGATTTTTCTAGCGAAACGGTCTTTGAATATGAGCTGACAACAGGCTTTGACATTGCCACAGCTAGTTATACAGGTAGGTCGTATGCGATGTCTGGGCAGATGAGTTCAAGCGCGCATCTTTTTATATTACCTGATGACCAGAGCTTTATATCTGGTGAAAATGCTGCAAGCACAGTCTATGAGTATTCATGCGCATCCTCTAATATCCCATCAGGCTACCACGCAGCCCACACCACAACCTCCACAGACTCAACATACTGGACTGACATTAATTCTATGACAGCAGATGAAGCTGCTGGTTCTGGCGCGATCTACTACTGCGTATCTACTGATGACAGGACAACGTGGAAGGTTGCCAAAGGTACTGATGGTGAGAGAAGCATAGTCAGGAACAACTCAGGAACGTGGCAGTACAACTCTAATGGTACTTATGGCTCTACGACTTGGGCGAATGCTACTACCAACGCAGAGCTAGCTGCTATTCAGGAGGCTATGACGGGTGCGGCTAGTGTAACTGGAGCTGATGATTTGTCTACGGCATCACTAAATAATTCATTTGACGTTAGCAGCCAGACCACTGGCCCTGAAGCCGTTACGTTTAATCCAACAGGAACAAGAATGATTGTTGGTTCAACGACTGATAGCTCAATCAAAGAATACCATCTTACCACTGGCTTTGATGTCAGCACTGCGTCGTTTGATTCTTCAAATTCTTTAGGAGTTGGAAGAATAGATGGAGTAACTTTTAATAGTGACGGAACAAAAATGTACGTTGTTAGCTCCGGTAACGCTTCAATACATCAGTTCTCCCTAAGCACTGGGTTTGATATTAGCACCGCTGGCGCTAGTGCCGTTGGTTCTTTTAACACTAGCTCTGTAACAACTGATATGAGAGATGTGCAAATAAATAATGACGGAACAAAAATATATACGATTTCAGATAGCGATGACCAAATTGAAGAGTTTAATCTTAGCACTGCTTATGACGTAACCACTGCTAGTCACGAGTCATCTACAAGCGTAAGCACACAATCAGGAAATCCGCAGGGATTTTGTTTTAACGGTGATGGAACTAAACTTTATGTTGCTGATGAGAACGACAGCAGCGGAACCGTATATCAATACACGCTGACGACCGCTTACGACACCAGCAGTCTAAGCTATGCTAGTAAGAGCTTTGTTACGGGAAATAACATTGCGGGAGTGTTCGTTAATTCTGCGGGTACAAAGCTGCTGGGAGCTTTGCCGGGAGATGACACAATTAAAGAATACAGTCTGGGAACAGCATCCTATCCAAACCAAATGAACAAGACGCAACTGGACGCTATCCCTGATGCCAACCACTTTACGTTAGCTAATGACCTAGACTTAGCAATTATCTTTAACATGTCTAGTGGCAGTACGGTTCCAAGCAGTGACGGTGTTGCGATTAACTACGATGCGAATGTCTTAAACCAAGGCGCAATACTAGGCACTGACTACACCTACGATGCTCCTGCTCAGAATAAGGTTAGGATAACGTCAACCAACGCGGCTAACTTGAAGATTAGGATTGTTTAAGGAAAAAGACAATGATTGCAAACGGAGAAGCAACAACCGTCAAGGCGATGGTGACAGGAGTGTCTACCGTTTCAGTCTGGGGCATAAACTTAAACGTAGAGGAAGTATCCTTTTGGTTTACGATATTGGCAGATTTTGGCGTATTTGCTGGCGGCGTAACTACGGTTGTTTTAGGAGTAAAGTCTATGCGAGAAAGCCGGGAAAATAAATGAGTCATTTTGTAGACCAAACTCTGCTTATGGAACCTGTAGATAAAGGCTGGAGATTATTATCTTCTTTTAGGTATCACAGCGATACATTGAACCAGACTATTACTGTTCCTCACGGATTCTTTACAGACCTAGCTAGTGTGCCAAGGTTAATGAGATGGCTTGTTCCAGTGGCAAATGCCAAGAATCGCAAGGCTGCAATAGTTCACGACTACTTATGCTGTGAGGCGGTACAAAATATGTACGGCATAGACCAGAGAGTGGCAGATAAGATATTCAGAGAGGCATTAGCAGTTTGTAATGTACACCCTGTAGGCCAGTGGGTTATGTGGACTCCGGTAAGAGCCTATCAATGGGCAAGAGGGTTATTTAAGTGATGTTAAGAGTTACACTTAGTTTTATTATTCTAGTTGCTTTTACCAGCTGCGGTTCATTCAACGCGGTTGAGGTGGGGCAAAAAGCCAGAGAATTAGAAGAGTCTTTATGTCCGCTACAGACTGCTAAAAATATAGATGCAACGGTAGACAACCTTTTATCACTTGTTCCGATAATATCTTGGAACAGAGTCTGCCAATCTGATGAGTAAGCCTAGACTTTGGAATAGGGCGGATGTCCGAGCTAAAATAGACCCATCGATTATCCCTTACGCTTCTAGCAGAAGACAGAGAGAGGTTGTTGAGGCTGTGATTATGCACGGTTGCGACAGCAAAGCAGCTGCAGCTGATTTGGGTATAGATGTGCGCGGGGTTCAGCAGCACGTATCTAACATTAGGGCAGAGGCCGCGGCTAAAGGTTACAAGGAAAATACTACCGATATCCCTGACGGCTTTAGATTAAAGGGTAGGTCCACACTTTTAGACGCAGACGGCAACACGAAAGTTGAGTGGATAAAGACCGAGGCCGATAAGCAGCGCCAGCTCGACATAATGAAAGATGTCACAGAGTCTCTTGCTGAAGGCATTAAGCCGTGGCCCCGGGTAAAGTGTCCGAAAAATGTAAACAAGGATCTTTGCAGCGTTTACACGATTACGGACTACCACATAGGCGCATATTCTACTAACCGTGAAACTGGCGAATCGTGGGATTTACAAATAGCCGAGGATACACTGCATCGCGGTATCAACGCTATGATGGGCGGGTGCCCGGATTCGGAGCAGGCGGTTTTTGTGCAGATGGGAGACTTCCTGCACTTTGACGGCCTGCAAGCAGTTACTCCGATGAGCAAGCATGCGCTAGACGCAAGCGGCAGATATAGCGAGCTTGTGGAGGTAGCCGTAAAGACTTGCGTCAAGTCAGTAGAGATGTTGTTGCACAAGCACAAGAATGTGCACGTTGTGATGTGCGAGGGTAATCACGATATGGCTGGCTCTGTGTGGCTGCAAGCGATTATGAAAATGTCGTTTGCTAAAAATCCCAGAGTTACGATTGATGACTCCGGGATGCCATATTATCAGTTTAGGTGGGGCAACGTGTTCTTAGGTTGGCACCACGGGCACTTGACGCGAATCAAGAACTTATCAGGAAAGTTTTTCTCAGAACCAGAATTCCGAACAAATATGGCGTCCTGCAAGCATATATACATATCAACTGGTCATCTCCACACAAGGGAGGTGATAGAAAGCTCTGGTGCGGTGATTGAGAGACATCCAACTTTAGCTGCGAGAGATGCTTATGCTGCTCGTGGATTTGAGCATTCGCAAAGAGGCGCATTAGCAATCACTTACGACAAGGATAGGGGCGAAATAGCACGGGTTACCGCAACGCCGTGAGCAATGTTATCGATCTTCCAGTGTTATCGGCTGAGAAGCTCGAAGAGCTTGCTGTTGAGGCTGATGAGCAGCTTAGCGGATGGGTAGAGATGAAGCTATGTGCTGGTCTTAGTCCGTACACAATACTCGGCATTCTTTCACTGAATCAATCGTGGCTCGCAGGGCAACTTACCGATGAACAAGCTGACTGACCTACTCATAAAGCACGAAGGGCTGCGCCTGAGACCCTACGAGTGCACTGCGGGCAAAACAACTATCGGGGTAGGGCGTAACCTTACAGATAACGGGATTACCGAGAAAGAGGCTATGATGCTTCTCCAGCGTGACATCAACGTCTGCATCCAAGAACTCGGTCATTATGAATGGTTTAATACGCTGGACGGCGCCCGCCGTGATGCTATTATAGATTTGTACTTCTGCGTCGGTGGACCTTCTTTTTCTCACTTTCGTAAATTGATGTGGGCAATTCAGAACGGGAATTGGAAGGACGCTGGCGCAGAGGTGCTTGATTCTAAATTCGCTAGACAGACCGGAAACCGGGCGGTAGAGCTTGCTGATATGCTTGTCAGCAACCAATACACAAAAAGCTAGCAATACAACATCACCTGCATTACAATCTATCTCCAGATTCATTGGAGAATTGTTATGTACGAAAAACTAAAAATACCATTAAAAATCAGCGAAGTAGAATTTAGGCAAGGCCGACAGTTTAAAAACAAAGTCAGCTACTTAGCCTACAAGGATGCTCGCGTTGATCAAAACCGCTTAGATTCTGCAGTCGGTCCCGGTTACTGGCAGCGCAAGCATGATGTTATTGACGGCAACCTTTACTGTTCTGTCGGCATCTACAACTCAGAGATTAAGGACTGGGTGTGGGTGCAAGATGTCGGAACACCATCTAACTTCGAGTCCGAGAAAGGCGCAGCGTCTGATGCGTTCAAGCGGGCTTGCTTCAATCTCGGCATAGGCCGGGAGCTGTACGACTATCCCAATATCGTTATTGATCTGAAAGATGGCGAAGATCCTAAATACCTGCGTCTGCGCTGGGAGGGCTTAACTGATGAAAAGGGTGTGGTTGAGCTTCGCGCTTACAGCGACAATGAGATTCGATACAGCTATACCCGTGACGATGATTGGAAGCTAGATACCTTCATGACCGATAACACTCAGGCGATTCTGAACAACCACGGGTTGATTCAGGATGTCAAAGATTCCATTGAAAGGTACTCACGCGAAGAGAACCTTGAAGAGCTATATGTAGCTGCTGAGCTGTGGTTTGGACTATCACCGCAGGACAGTAAGCTACTTTTCCGGGCTCCATCAAAGGGCGGCCCATTCACCACAGCTGAGAGAAAGGTAATTAAAGAAAAATTTGTCTCGGCACTCAATCAGGAGAGTTACTAATGGCAGATAATTTAGAGTTTGTGAATTTAATGAATGTGAACAAATCACAATACGATGGTTGTGATTACTATCAAACACTAAAGCCGCAAAATATTAAAGAGCTTGCGGACGCTTTGGAGGCTGGCGTGGTAAAGCTGAATAAGAATGGCAATGTTGAAGTCAGAGGCTGGATCAACAAGCCAAAAGACGGCGGTGCTGCATATATTTCTTTGAAGTGGACTAAGACTGAAAGCAAGCCTGCAAGCAATCCTGAAAAGGCTCAAACTATTGATCTTGAAGAGGATATCCCGTTTTGAAAATTGCCAACAGAAAAATTCCAGAAAACGGCCATTATTTAAAAAGTGATTGCGTAGCAGCCTTTCTTGATCTCAAAAAGGGCAGCAGCGAATGCTTGCTGTACGATGAGCAGGAAGAAATGCGTAAGGAGCTGAGCAACATCCACAGCTACTGCCGTAGGCACGATTTGGATTTTAGACCTAAAAGCCGAAAGGTAGAAGATGGCTTTGCTATCTGGAAAACCTAGACAGATGGCGGCATATATCATGTCGCTAGAAACTAAAAAAGAGCGCAGGGAGGCTCTGGGGAGAGTCCCGGAGCACTTCCAAGCGCTTGTAAAAACTCATGTGGAGATCAGTTATGAGAGAAGAAAGCTGGCTAAAAATCGAGCAGCTAACAAAAGACTACGCGAAAGCGGAGGCCAACCGAGCCTATTTGAGTGAATTCAGAAAGTCTAAAAAAGCTATGCTTATGGCCGATGCAGAGGCTAATGAGCCGGGTTTAGCCATTGCTAAACAGGAACGAGAGGCATACTCTAATCCTGAGTATCAACAACTGTTAGAAGGCATCAAGGAAGCCGTAGAGCAGGCTACAGCCTTACGGTTTCAGATTGAAGTTTTCAAAATGAGGTTTGAAACGTGGCGGAGCAAGCAGGCAACGAGCAGGGCGGAAATGAACTTGAGATGAGCTATGTGGTTCGGCGTGAGGTTAAAGATATCTTGCGCCAGAATCCGCTTATGAACAAAAAATCGAGCATTGAGATGATCAAATTTTATAGCGAGCACATGAAGCCAGACGTTCAGAAACGTGCTATCTGGACCATCCAGTGCCTTAAATATAATTTAGCGTGGGATATCAAAACCGATGCGATTAAAAGCTTCAGATAGTTGGTTTAGTAAGTGCGTCAGGGAGAGGGCTAACTGGACCTGCGAGCACTGTGAGACAGTGTACCCGCAGAACTCTCAAGGGCTCCACTGTAGCCACTACTTCGGGCGCCGGGCTAAAGGTACTCGGTGGGACCCAGACAATGCCTTCGCTCACTGCATGAGCTGCCATATGTTACTGGGGAGTAATCCTCATGATTTTCAGCGCTGGGCAGAGGAAAAGCTCGGACCGGGAACCGTAGAGATTCTAAACGAAAAGCGCAACGACACTAATCTGGCTAAAAGTATGCACAAATCGGAGAAGGAGATCGCTAAGCACTATAAGCTGGAGTATGAGACTATGCTCTCTAGGCGAGCCGCGGGTGAGTCAGGCAGATTAGAATTTACAGGATTTTAAGATGAAAAAAGAAGAAGAGATTACCTTCCAAATTATGACCCCAGATGAGCTAAATGAGTGGTTTATCAAGAGCCACAGCAGGTTCTCCGGCAAGGATCACGATGCGATTAACACGATGAACTTTTTTCTCAAGATGATTGAGAACTGGTTCGAAGATAACGAGCAGCACATAGATAGCTATGAAGAGTACGTCACCCGGGAGTTGCATTAAACTTCACCCGGGTTTAGGATTGGAAAGTCGGTCTGGGTAACGAGCCCAGCAAAAGCCGACAGAGATAAGGGGGAAAGATGTCAACTGCCCGACTGGGTAGTATTGTAACACCTCTCCCTACTTTCTCAAACTGGCAGGCACATGCGTTGGTCCGCTCCGGCGTCTCCCGGCATGTAAAATCTGAGGGAAACTGAGAAAGCCCTGTCATCAGCGTTATGAGTGGCTGAATACGCGCTCCAGTTGGGATAACCTCTGGCAGTACGCACATTTAGCGCAGTAGAACGCTCTCAGGCGGCGTGTACGGGCCGTAATCTACTGAGAAGGGCAGACCTACCTCTGGCCCTTTCCCTGTCTTCGATGGCGATTGACGGCGGCATATCACTAAACCGGGGCTTCGGTCCCGGCTAGGGTGAGTATTGCCCTGTAATCTCTCCGGCTCCTAACAGCAGCATAATAAGGATATATATGAATGAGTTAGCAAAATCGTGTAAATGCGGATTACAGATGCAGCAAGTCATTGGATTTGATGATAAAGACCAGCCATTTAGGCAGGGATGGTACTGCCCTGAGTGTAAGGCGTGGGACAAAGCAATACTCCGAGAAAGAAATGTAAAATAAATGTTGTGGATTTGTTGACACCAATGTTTACATCCGTAAAATGGGAACCATAGAGCGGCGCGGTGCTGCTCCTTTGAGGAGAAAAACCGATGACTTTGACACAGAACTTTGACCGAGAATCTGCTATTGAATATTGCAATCGACAGTCGCACGTTATGAAAGGCTTTACTTTTAACTATGACGGGATGAGCGATGAGAAGCTAACTGAGCTTGTAAAGCTGATTAAAAGTTTCATCAGAGACTTCCCAAGCGATTATCAGGAGCGGTAAGGCAATGGCTAACAGATTAAACGCAGGCGAAAAGATTCACCTCCAAGAATATTTTGCTCGCAATGTTGATGGCAAAGTAAAGCTCCGCAAGGTCAAAATGATGGTTGCTGGACAGAAGTTTGATAGCGACATCAATATGTGTGGCGATACGCACAGCGCTCATGACATCAATTTTTTCTTGGACATGAGAAGAAATTATCCTGAAACAGTATGCAAGAAGTGCGAGAAGAAGTTAAAAAGGATCGTCAACGAGGCAGCATGATCTGCCAGCAACCAGCACCAGACCCGCTTAACTGCGGGTTTGTAGGTAGAAACATAACTCAATCGGAGAATAAAATGACAAATTTAAACCTGCATCGAACTATTAATATTAACTTGGAGCGAAGCGATAACTGGATAGAGTTTTCTTTAGAATCAGACGATGGATCAATAGAGGTAAATACATTCTTTGGCGGCTACGGTGACGATGATCAAACCAAAAAACTGATGGTCAGTAACGCACTGATAGATCTTCGCCAACAAATTGATCAAATGCTGCAGGAGGATGAGGCATGAAGAGCATATATAACATTGTGATGGATAACCTTGATTCTTGCATCCGGTTTGGCGAGTGGGACCCTACAGAGCGAGTGCTAAATCTTGTTATTGAGGCGCTCGTTGAGGACGAATCTGCGAGTGTAATTGTTAATGACGCTCATGATGGCGATGATCAGTTAGCTGATATAGCTGTACGGATGCTTTGGGCAAAGGGTGAAGAGATCGAATTATTAGAGAAAAAGTACCGCAAGCGCAGCAATCACCTGCTCAGAGAACACGCGAAAGGTTACATTGATGGATACGAGTCAGATGCGTGGGGCGAGTGGGATCGAGTCTGCGTACCAATGAGGGCGCACGCATGAAAGAATTCACTGCATTTGTCGGAAGCTGCGCGATTGTCACCCTGATGATGCTAATCGTGCTAGCAGGCTGGTCGGTTTAAGTCACGGACAAAAGTCCAAATAAAATCACAAGAATTGTCCGGGGGTACGATGAGGCACAATAAAAACATAGAATTTTGGGCACTGATGGGCGCCCACACAATAATGCTTTCTTTCATGTTAATGGTGTTGATATGGATTTAAGAGAGCATCAGATTCAAGCAATACAGATGGTTCGGGAATCAATGTCTCAGGGTAATCGCCGGGTAATACTGGCGGCTCCCTGCGGCTTTGGGAAGACGATAACAGCAGCTGCGATTGCGAAGTCAGCGGTTGAGAAGGGTAAAAGGGTATTGTTTGTCTGTGACCGGATAAAGCTGGTCGAGCAGTCGATTGAGGCTTACGCAGAGCACGGTTTAGAATTTGGCGTGATCCAAGCGCAGCATCACCTATCAGATGGCTATCGGGCACCTATCCAAATTGCCTCAGTGCAGACTTTGGTTAAGCGTAAGGATTGGCCCCACGCTGATCTAATTATTGTCGATGAGGCGCATGTCATGTACAAGTCTCTTGTTGAAAAGCTAGAGCAATGGAATGCGGTGCCCGTTGTAGGGTTGACGGCTACACCGTTCAGTAAAGGACTAGGCAAGATATTCAACGATGTTGTTGTGCCTATCACTACTCGGCAGCTGCAAGAGCAAGGCTGGCTTTCCAAGTGTGAATATTATGTCGGCAAGAGTGTAGATACGAAGGGTATCAAAACCAAGGCGCTGACAACTGGTGGAAGTGATTATGATCCGGAAGAGCTGGGTAATCGGATGTCTGATGACATCGAGCTTACCGGGAGTATTGTTGATAATTACCGCGACCATAGTAACGGCTTAACGCGCAGGGCTGTGGCATTCGCACCAAACATCGCCTACAGCAAGAACCTTGTTGAGCAATTCAACTCTGCAGGGATACCAGCCGCGCATATAGATGGCTACACGCCGCAGGAAGAGCGTGACATGCTCTACCGTGACTTTGAGCGTGGCGATTATAAGGTTCTCTCGTGCTCTCGGCTGCTAGGTGTTGGCTGGGATGATCCGGGGTGTGAAATCTTAATAGACTGCTTCCCTTGTAAGTCCATAATAGCCTACCAGCAGCGGGCTGGGCGTATACTCAGGACCGCGTCGGGCAAGGAGAAGGCTACCTACCTCGATCATGCGGGCAACGTGAGCCTCCACGGCTTTGCGGAAGATATAGTGCCTGAGTCTCTTGATGACGGCGAGAAGCGATTCAAAGAGACCGAGCAGGTCAAGAAAGAAGAAAAGGAACCGATTACTCATACCTGTCCACAGTGCACTGCAGCGTTTCAGGGCCGCAGGTGTGATTGCGGATACATACTTCCCGCAGATACGCAGATGTTGAAAGACGATGGCACTAAGCTGGTACTAGCCGATGGTGAGACCCTGAAGCAGATGAAGCAGCGCTGGATGTCGGAGCTGATGGACTACTGCCATCGCAAGGGCTTCAATCCCGGCTGGGCATCCCATAAATATCGTGAGAAGTTTGGGGTTTGGCCCGTTGGGTTAGATCGGACACCAGAGGTCTGCAAGTCGAAGGATGTAATGAGCTTTATCACTTACGCCAACATTCGCTCAGCGAAGAGACCCGCCCGTGCTTGCTGAGATACTCCCGCACTTAAACCGAGTAAGGCAGCACGGCTCTAGCTACAGGGCGAGCTGCCCGATCCACGGCGAGGATAAAGATCCTAGTCTTAGCTTAACAGAGAAGGACGGCAAGGTGCTCATTCATTGCTTCGCCTGCGGCGTAAGCGGGCTCGATGTAGTGCAGGAGCTAGGTTTGAGGCCAAGAGTCCTGTTCAGCGATGAGTTGCCGCATGACCCGGACTGGATGCTGAAGAAGACAAAGGACGAGGACCAAATGTACTGCCTGATCTACGAAAGCGCTAGGGCAAGGGGTGATGTGATCCGGGCAAAGGAATTCAGCAGATACAAATTGGCAAGAAAAAGAAATGAGATCAGAGAGCAAAAAAACCTGTAAGCGGAGCCTGACCTACATGAATCGTCCAATGTACGAAACACCAGAGAGCCTCAAGAATGAGGATGAAGTGGCACAAAAGATATCTGCTGCGTGGAATACTAAGCTAAACAAGCTGCCTATCAAGTATCGCGTAGACTACGCTGCGGAGCGCAACGGTAAGATTGTGGCTTGGATAGAGGTTAAGACGAGAAAGTACAACATGAATGACTTCGATAGCTTTATGTTATCATTGGATAAATACAATGCCTCTGTGCAACTGGGTAGCATAACTAATCTCCCGGTAACTCTAGTGGTTCGATGGAAGGACAAGATAGGATACGCTGATCTGCTACACTGCAGGGGCGTAATAAAGATGGGCGGCAGGAAGGACCGCGGAGATCCTCAAGACATACAGCCCGCTGTATACATCCCGATACATGACTTCAGGGAGCTATAAATGTCTAGATTACTGTTTGCTCTATTGCTGACCTGCTGCGTACCACGCGATGAGTTATGCGAGGAAAGGTGGCGCTGGGAAGCTACCGGGCATGATTATGTTGGTATACCCGCGGGCGCCGATTACTGCGGAAGGAATTCAAATGGCTGAATTTAGGTCATGCTTTTATTGTGATGCGACACTTGAGTCTGGCGATATAAAACAACGTATTGAGCGAGATCACTTCCCTGTTCCCAATAGGCTAGGAGGCAAAGATATGGTAGATAGCTGTGTCATGTGCCATAACATGAAAGACCGCTTCAAAATAGAAAGCTGGAGTGTGGAATGGGTTGGGAAGATTATCCAAGACTTCCCCAACTTAGGCAGAGAATCGCGTATATTCTTAGCCAAAGCTATTGATGTCATGATGGATATTCAAGCGGAGAAGCAAGATGGCTAGGCCAGAGAGGGTATTCACAGAGGAAGAGATCGCTGAGGTTGAAAGGCTTGCTCCATCATTAACCCAGCAGCAGCTCGCTGATTATTTCTGTATTAGCGTCAATACTTTAAAGGAAATCATGAAGCGGGATAAGCGCGTTTCTGATAGTTACAAGCGCGGACTGACCAGAGCCGGGATAATTATGGTTGAGAAGCTATATGACAAGGCGATGGAAGGCGATCATCCAAGCATGAAGCTCTGGCTGTCACAAAGGATGGGATGGACCGAGAAGAGCCGTCAGGAGATATCAGGACCAGATGGAAGGCCGATTGAGAAGGACTACCACGTTACCATTGAGGTTGTTAACCCGGGAGACTTAGATGCCGATTAGCGTGAAGCGTATAGGCAAGAGATACAGGCTGGTAGAGCCTGATGGGACCATCGCCAAGAACGACAGGGGCACAGCGATTGATGGCGGCGGCCACAACACTAAGGATAAGGCCGAGGCGCAAAGTCGGGCTATACGAATTCGGAAGTCGTCAGTAGAGATTGAATGAATCTACAGATTGCACCTAAACTACTGCCAATACTAACCGCCAAGCAGCGCTTTGTTGTTGTATACGGCGGCCGGGGAAGTGGCAAGAGCTACGGGCTTGGCTCCCTGAGCCTCCTGAAAGCTCTCAAGGGCCAGAAGATCGGAGCCTTTAGAGAGTTTCAGAACAGCATAGATGACTCAGTACACAGCCTCCTAGCGTCTCAGATAGGCTCTTATGAGCTAGAAGACTTTGAGGTTCAGAACAACCAGATACTCTTCAACGGTGAGGTAGCCTTTAAGTTTAGAGGCTTAGCCCGCAACGTAGAGGCCGTTAAGTCGATGTTCGGCTTTAACCTTTTCTGGGTTGAAGAGGCGCAGACGATATCCTTCGATAGTCTCAAGGCTTTAACTCCTACTCTCCGGGAGCAGGGCAGTCAGATATGGCTGTCGGGTAACCCACGGGCCAGCACTGACGCATTCTCCGAGCGATTCATTAAGCCATTTGAGAAGCAGCTCAACCGTGACGGCATATACGAAGACGATATGCACCTAGTGATCCGCATGAACTATGAGGATAACCCGTGGTTCGTGAAGACACCGTTGGAGCAGGAGAGGCTGCATGATAGGCAGAACTTGCCCAGAGCTATGTACGAGCACATCTGGGAAGGCAAGCACCTTGATACGGTGCAGGATAGTATTATTGAGCCCGATTGGTTTGATGCCGCTATAGACGCGCACACCAAGCTTGGATGGAAGCCAGAGGGTGCTCTTCTTGCTTCGCATGATCCATCGGATGAGGGCGGTGACAGCAAAGGCTACGCACTGCGCCACGGCAACGTGATTCTTGATGTGTGCGAAAAGGTAACAGGTGATTCCAACGAGGGTATGGACTGGGCACTAGACAAGGCGGTAGCAGCTCAGGCGGACCACTTCATCTGGGACTGTGACGGTCTTGGTATAAGCCTCAAACGGCAAGTAGATCAGGCGCTGGATGGCAAGAAGATGGAGTACCATATGTTCAAGGGCTCCGAGTCACCGTATGACCCAGAGATGCCGTACACGCTGGGCGGTAGCCAGAGGGCCAAGACGAATAAAGAGACATTCTTCAATAAACGCGCTCAGATGTGGTGGACCCTGCGAGATAGGTTCGAGGCAACGTATCGCGCTGTGGTCAAGGGCCAATACATAAACCCGGAGGAGTTAATTAGTTTGTCATCAGATATTGACAATATTGAACAATTACGCTCTGAGGTGTGCAGAATTCCACTAAAACGCTCAAACTCTGGTAAAATCCAGATACTAAGCAAGGTAGAGATGGCGAAGAAGCCGTACTCAATACCTTCACCAAATATGGGCGATGCCTTAATGATGTCGATGCACAGCCCTAAAGCCAGCGCTGTTAAACCAGTGACTATAAACTTTGCGGGATGGAAGAATGGCAGAATATGACAATGGCAAAGAGTTAGAGGATCGCGGTGCTACCGAGGATGATCTTGCCTACAAGGCAGATTACGAAGAGCATCAGGACGTTATCGAGCTGCTGGATAAATGCCAGCAAGCAGATAAGGACAACCGGGAGCGCGTAAGAGAGGCGCACTTGTTCTTGGACAAGCGCGATGGTCAGTGGGAACCCTACTGGTGGAACTCTAACGAAGCTAAGCCGCGCTATACGTTCGATATGGTTAATCCCATAGTGGATCAGGTTGCCTCTGAGATAGAGCAATCCGACTACGACATCCGAGTATCTCCCGCTGGAGGCGATGCAACTAAAGACCTTGCCATTGCCTATGACGGCATCATCCGCAACATCGAGCAGATGTCCAACGCCAAGACTACTTATGCCCAGTGCGCTAGGAATATGGTGATCGGCGGGATGGATGGCTGGCGCGTGGTCCAGAAGTACGTTGATGACAACAGTTTCGACCAAGACCTAGCTATTGAGCATATCGGAAACTTTGTAGATCGGGTGTGGTTCGATCCCGCAGCAGAGAATCAAGATAAGTCAGACAGTCGGTATGCCTTCGTGCTTCACGCGATGGCGAAGGATGAGTACGAGGCCCGATTCCCAGAGGGCTCTGGCGAAAGCGTAGATGATGACCGCGAAGGTGAGGCGTACTACGACAAGGCTGAGTGCATTGTAGTTGGTGAGTTTCTGTATTTGGAGTCAGAAGACCGTGAGCTTGTAATGATGTCCAACGGTCAGGTACATGAGGTCAACGAGGACTTTGAGAAGGTTGTAGATGATCTCGCGGCCATTGGTGTGACAGAGGCAAAGCGCCGGACCCGCAAGAAGCACTATGTTTGCTCTCGGTTCTTTGATGCCAAAGACTTCTTAGAAGACAAGAAAGAGACTGTCTTCTGCCGCATTCCCGTGGTCCCGGCATACGCCAACTTTAAGATATTCGAGAACAAGACAATCTACTGGGGAGTCGTTGAGAAGCTGCTCGATCCTCAGCGGGTGATGAACTACAGCGTTTCACGTGAAATCGAAGAGGGTGCGCTGGCTCCAAGAGCTAAGTATTGGATGACAATGGCTCAAGCCAGTGGGCATGAGAAGCAGCTCGAAACTTTGAACACCAACGCAGATCCCGTCCAATTTTACAACATAGACCCAGAATCACCTGCCGTGCCACAACAGCAGGGAGGCAGTCAGGTTAATCCCGGATTGGCGCGGATATCTGAGTCTATGCGAGCAATCATAGGCCAGACGGCTGGTATGTTCGCGGCCAATATGGGCGACAATCCCGGGCTACAGTCTGGCGTTGCTATCAAGCAGTTGCAGGACCGTGGGACCAATAGCACGATGAAGTACAGTCGCGGTTTAGAGATTGCGGTAGCGGCTACAGGAAGGCTCCTAAAGGATGCCATCCCTATGGTCTACGACACAGAGCGTCAGGTTCGCATCCTGCGAGAGGATGAGTCCTACGATATGGTGCCTATCAATCAGAAGGTGATCGACAACGCCACAGGCGAGATTGTCACCGTCAATGATCTGCAGGTTGGAACCTATGACGTTACCTGTCGGGCTGGCCCTAGCTTCCGCAATCGGCAGCAGGAGACGATTGAGGCCATCACGACACTGGCACAGACTGATCCAAGCCTGATGCAGATCGCTGGTGACCTTTTGCTGCAGAACATCTCCACGCCAGCCGCGTCTCAGATCGCAGAGCGCAAGCGGATACAGATGATTGCTGCCGGATTGATCCCGCAATCTCAGATGACCGAGGAAGAGCTGCAAGAAATGGCCGCTAAGATGCAGTCGCAGGGACAACAGGCTCCTGATCCGGCTATGGTGCTCGCGCAGGCAGAACAGATGAAGGCTCAGGCCGACATGATGAAGGCCCAGATAGACGCTCAGAAGGTGCAGAACGACACTTTGAGGATACAGCTACAAGCTCAGAACGATCAGAACGAGTTGGTAGCGGAGCAGGCCAAGACGCAGGTTGATGTCTTCAATGCTCAGACCAATCGCATCAAGGCGCAGGTTGAGGCTGAGAAGGTTGGTGCTGTTATAGACCACACCAACATCAAGGCATTTGGTGATCAGCTAGACAACCAAGAGCAGATGACCGACATGATGGATGAGCAAGAGCGCAAGGCCCGGATGGCTATGATGTCCGATGTGGACCTGATGAGGATTGCTAACGGTGGCTGAGCAAACATCTCTGCGACAGTTTATTCCTGAGCCTACTACGTCATTGATGAGCGTAGAGGGCTTATCTGGTTATACACAGCAGAATCCTTTACCAGTTGATGAGAGGGACAGACAGGAAGCCGCAAGGGAGCTGAGCCGCAGAGGCATAACAGCGCAGGCTCCTGTGCCGTCCAATCAGAGCGTGATGGCTGCGCCTACATCAATCAATCCGTTCAATCCTGCGTTCAGAGAGACCGCAAGATCAGCTCTAAATGACTTCTTTGGCGGTAGCAATATTGCAGGCAGAGAGGGCTATCGCACAGGCCAGCTAGTAGATACTGCGGTAGGAGCGATGGACTTCATTCCCGGTGTAGGCGATGCGATGGGCGTAGGAGACCTGCGTCAATCTATTGGCTCTGGTGACCTGATTGGCACGGCAGTGGACACTACGGCTTTGGCTGCTGGGATGATTCCTGTTGTCGGTGATGCTGCTGCAAAGGTTATTAAAAAGATAGGCGATGAGCCTTTACGCGGCGCTCCCAGCACACCAAACATTCCAAATGTAGGGACTGTCAGGATTGGACAGAACCCAGAGGCAGAGGCTGCTGCCGTCAGGGCAACAGAGGCGGCAGGAGTGCCTTACACTTCATTGAGAAGATATGTTCAAGTAAACCCAGAGATCGCAAGCGCTGCTGCAAGGGAATACGATATAATGCAGCACACGCCTGACGATCCAGTAGTTGCTAGTGCATACAACAGAATGATTCAGGAAATGATGCCTCAATATGATGCAATGCTAGAGGCTGGCGTAAACCCTTACTTTATGAAGCCGGGTGTAGACCCGTATTCAAATAGCCCATACGAAGCGCTAATAGATGTTTATGACAATAAAAGGCTTGCAGTATTCCCTTCAGTAGAGGGATTTGGCTCAAACAAAAACTTTGATCCCGGTGGCAATCCGTTACTAAGGGATTCTGGCAGGCTCCTTGGAGGGCAGCCAGCAACCTATAATGACATATTTAGAGCCGTTCACGATTACTATGGTCACGCCAAGCCCGGTGTTGGTTTTAGGGCGATGGGCGAGGAAAACGCCTATCAGTCACACGCTGGTATGTTTAGCCCAGAGGCTAGAAGAGCTGTAGCCAGCGAGACAAGAGGACAAAATTCTTTTTTAAATTTTGGGCCTTATGGCGAGGCAAACAGAACCGCAAATATAGAAGACACAATATTTGCTGATCAAAAGACAGGGTTAATGCCCAGATATGTTTCTGAGTCTGGCTTGGTAATTAACGATGATAAACGACAAAGATTTTTCGATACTTTGCAAGCTGGCGAGAGTGGGCTTCAAGGAGCAATCACGGGCGATGGAAAGCTCAGGCTTATCCATTACAGCCCAAGAGAGATCGAAAGAATCGACCCAGAGCGATACGGAAGAAACTTATCGGGAAGAACCCGAGCAGAACAGAACAGAGCCAGAGGAAACCGAGATTTCATCAAAAGATCGTATTATGGTGTTCCTGCATCACAAAATCCATACAGACCCGAGCGCGGAGTAGGAGAAATCAGGCATGAGATCGAGGTAGAGCCAGAACTCATGTACGATTTAAGGGCTGACCCAGATAACATCAGATCAAAAGCTAAAGACGTTACTGAATACGAAAAGCTGATATCCAACAGCGGTTACACTGGGTATTACATTGACGATTCAAAGCTGGGCAAGGTTGCAGCAATATTTGACCCGTATGACGTTAAGAAAGTTTATACCGTTCCTCTCGTTGCCATAGGCGCACTGGGCATGATGGATAAGGAGGAACAAGAGCCAGATTCATAAATCTATATTAAAATATTTTGATATAGGTATATTGCTTGCAAAACCACAATATGTGGTATAGTTAGGCTACAGCGAACTCCACGCTTTTTTGGAGGCACGGAACGTCACCGTTTATTTGACGGCATTTATGGAAGGTAAGATGGAACAGGAAGATATTGTCGATGAGGCTGAAATAGAGCTTGAAGACGTAGAAACCGAAGGTCA